AATATGTTATCCTGATCCTGCTGGTAGTGCCAGAAAGACATCCGCAGGTGGTAGAACAGATCACACGATATTAATGCAATATGGTTTTGAAGTAAAAGCACGACGACGTCATCCTGCTGTTAAAGATAGAATTAACAGTATGAACAAAATGCTTTGTAATGCTCAAGGTGAAAGACGATTGTTTATTGATCCAAAATGTAAACAAACTATTACGTGCATCCAAAAGCAACAGTATAAAGAGGGCACAATGGTTCCAGATAAAACTAGTGGCTATGATCACCAAAACGATGCGTTTGGATATATGATTGAATATCTATTCCCAGTTACTAAGCAAGTAAATGAATTACAGGCTGGCGCAACTGAACGATTTGGACATTTTTAATAACTAAATAAGATGGTATATTAACGGTAAACGAATGCCGCATACCTACAACTAAGGAAACAATTTTATGAATATTGATATATTATTCAAAAAGCATCCATCTTACGATGCTGTAAAAACCCAGGCAGACTACCTTTTTCGTAGCTATGTGGGTGGAGAAGCTTATCGTGCAGGTCAGTTTCTAACCAAATACATGGGCGAAGGCGACATACCAGGAGCTTATTCAAAGCGTCTTGCTGCCACCCCATTAGACAATCACACACAAACTACTGTAGACATTTATCGTAGTTTCATTTTCAAGACAGAGCCTCATCGAGAGCTAGGCAAATTAGAACAGAATTCATTAGTGAATGATTGGTTAAAAGATACGGACCAAGAGGGACAAGGGATGTCTTCATTTATTAAAACAATGAATGATTATGCAATGGTATTGGGTAATGTATGGATATTAGTGGACAAGCCAGCTTATAAAGTTAATACACAAGCTGAGGAAGAAGCTTTAGGTATCAGAGGATATGCATGCATGTATAGTCCTCAAAATGTTTTGAATTGGGAATACAAAAGATCCATTAATGGTAAAATGCAATTAAGTCATATTAGCGTTATTGAAGATGAAAGTTCCAATCATGTAACCATTACTCACTGGTATTCAGACAGAGTAGAAAAATACACTGTCATTAAAAACGACCAAGGCACACCTGAAGATATTACAGGCTCACAAGTATATGAAAATCCTTTAGGATATATTCCAATGGTTAATCATGTGCCACAGAAATCAATGGTGCGTGGTGTAGGTCAAAGCATAATGGCAGACGTAGCTGATTCACAAAAGTATATTTACAACTTATTAAGTGAACTAGAACAGACTATAAGAATATCTTCGCATCCAACACTAGTAAAAACAAAAACAACAGATGCAAATGCAGGAGCGGGCTCCATTATCAATCTTGATGATCAAAGCGATCCTGGTCTTAATCCGTATTTGTTGCAACCTACCTCGTCTGGTATTAATGGAATACTTGATACTATTGAGGCGACTGTTGATGCTATACTACGCATGTCACATACAAGTGCGGTTGCTGCTGTAAAGACTTCTTCTTCATCAGGTATTTCACTTGAGGTAGAAAGAGAATTATTATTTGCTAAGTTAACAGACTTGGCGGACACAATAGAAGAAACGGAATATAAAATGTGGTCAATTTGGGCTGACTGGCAGGGATTAGAACTCCCTAAAGAGTTTGCTATTGACTACGACAAGTCCTACAACATACGCAACAAAGAAGCCGACCTTGCGCAACTAAAAATTGCCCTGGAGCTAAATGATGATGCGGACTTCCAATCTGCAATGAAAGAAAAAATTGCGAATATGTTTAAAGACTAAATAAAAGTAATTATTAAGGCATCGTCAATAGGCGATGTTATCCCACTTAAAAAAAGGAAAAGTTGATATGGAAACAGAAAACACCATAGTAGAAGCATCAAATGATGTAGAAAACACTCAGAGCTCCGACACTGGGGCGGCATCCGAGGACAGTAATATTTCCCAGGCCAAGACATTCACGCAAGAACAGGTGAATGAAATTGTTGCAAAGCGAATTTCGAAAGTGAAAAATTCTTACGACGGAATTGATCCAACCGAATATCGTCAATTGCTTTCTTTAAAAGACCAAGTTGAGGACGAAAGTCTAATCAAACGTCAAGAATTTGACAAGCTATTGAAGAAGCATAAAACGAAAGCTGACGATGAAATTACTTCATTGAGAAATGAATTAACTTCAATTAAAATAGATGGTGCATTAATTGATGCCGCATCTAAATTGAAGTCTGTTGCACCAGAACAAACAGCAAAACTACTGCGTGAGCAAGTTAAACTTGACTCAGATGGTAAGGTAGTCATTATGGATGGCGAACAAATTCGTTATAATGATGACGCTGAACCGATGACGGTAGATCAATTAGTTGATGAGTTCTTAACGAGCAACACGTATTTCAGAGCTGCTGGTCCTTCAGGGACAAACTCGCAAAGCAACGCTACTGTGCAAGATAACAATGAGGTTACTCTTGCAGATTTAGACTTAAACCGTCCTGAACATCGAGAAATCTACAAAAAGTGGAAGATGGAAGGAAAGGTTTAAAATTAAAAACATATAAAAGGAAATATTCATATGTCAAACTATAACTCAGGTTGGGAATTAGATGCTCTAATGGTTCCAACAAAAGCTGCTGCAATCTTTGCAGCGAATGAAAGTTCACTATTTTTAGGTGGACAAATTGTTCCAAATATCGTAGTTCCTGCCGGATCTATCTCTGCTCAAGTTCCAGTATTCAACAGTGGCACTGCGCAAACTTTAGTTGAAGCTACTGCTGTTGATGATTTTGCAATTAACAACGTTACTGCTGGTTCTACAACTATCGATTTATCTCTATACGCTGCCCGTGATGTTCTTCGTGACATCGGTGGTGTTAATCCTGCAGAAATTGGCAGAATACTTGGCCAAGCCTGTAGTGCTTCTTTCGATTCTGCAGTTACTGCTGCAATGAACACTGCTACTACTACCCAAGAAATGGGCACTGGTGCTGACGAATTATGGGATGCAGTTGCTACTATCCGTGGTAACGGTGAAACTGGCCAATTGTTTGGTGTTCTTTCTCCAGCTCGTGCTGCTAAGATCATGAAAGATATTGCTGGCGCTGGCTATGCTGGTGGCGATTATCAGACTGCTGCTCTTATGAATGGCTTTGTTGCTAAGTATGCTGGTATCACATTGTTCCAGTCTGCTCACATGACAGGCGAAGGTGTTGTTTTTGGTGCTGACGCAATGCGTATGGCTACTCAAGACGGCCTAAAGCTAGAAATGCAACGACGTGCCGCTGCATCTGGATTTGACGTAGTTTCAACTCTGGCAGCTGGTGTTGCATTGGTTGATGATGACCGTGCTGTTAAGTTGGTAGACTTAGTATAAAATATACACAAGTATGGGAGTCATTAGGCTCCCATTAATATGGAGATTACAATGTTTGCTACAGATGAAGATTTAATAAAGTATGTTCAAGACATTTTTGACCACGGTGAATCTACATGGGAAGATGAAATTGCATTGGCAGAAGGTGATGTCATTAATCAAGTTAAGATTAAATGGTATAATTTAACGCATGCAAAAGGATCTTTCGATGAAACACTTTTAGTTAATAGTCAATGGACAAAGGCTACAGTGTATCGTGCATTTAGTTCATATATTTTCCCTAAGTTGTCCACATTTAATGTGGAAGATACATTTAGAGAACAATTAGAATTTTATGCAAACCAATATGCTGAAGAAATGGATACTCAGTTTCAACTTGGAATTGAATATGACCATAACGAGGACGGAACTATTGATAGTAGTGAAGTTCAAACGTTCACACAAACAAGGTTGTATCGATAATGAGTAAAAGGGAAGACATAGTCAAACAATTCTTCAATGTTGTTAAACAGCAACGAACAGTTAAGTTTAAGAAAGTGATGCGAGACCCAATAAGTCCTGAAGAACTTCCACGCACTGGATTCCCTGCTGTTTATATTGAAACAACTAATGAAGAACGATTAAATCTAACAGCAACGATGCGTGATGCGATGATGGATATAGAAATTATTATCTATGTCTTAGGCAGAAATAGAGATTCTCAACGGAATGCTGCTATTGAAGCTATTGAGTCCAGCATCTATAACGATGAGTTGTTAAATACATTAGTAAAGAACATTGAGCTCACAAATATTGAAACAATAACAGTTGGTGAGACTAAACCATATGCATCTATTAAAGTTACATTTGGCGTTAGCTACTGTTATTCACTAGCATAGAGGATTATAATATGTCATGTTTCGCAGGAAAGAACGGAGTAATTACAGCAGATGGTTCAGCCATTGCTCAACTTACTTCTTACACAATAAACGAGAACGCTGACACTTCAGAATGCACACATTTTGACAGTGCGGATTACCGTTCATATAGAACTACTTTTAAGTCATGGGATGGTTCATGCGATTTAGTATGGGACCGCCAAGATGGTGATCTAGTAGTTGGAAATGAGTATGCATTAATTGTATACCCAGAAGGAAATGATACTTCTACTGATTGGAAAATTAGTGGAACAATCATAATTACTTCATTCGAAATCTCAGCAGCAACGGAAGATAATGTTACTGCATCTTGCTCATTCCAGGGCAACGGTGTATTAGCCCGTGCCGAAGAGGTATAAGTAATAATGCCCAATCAAAGCAAGAAAACGTTAAAACAAATTCTCGCCGAGATTGGGCATGATTTTGAGCAATTCAATAAGGCTTATATTAGTGAATTGAAAGCTGTTACACCTGTTGCAAAGGGCACAGCCCGCAGAGGTTGGCGTAGTGTATATCGAAATCAACTTGGAAAACAAACAAATTACCCTGTTATTAAAAATGACGTTCCATACATTGATGTATTGGAACAAGGACATAGCAAGCAAGCACCCCGCGGGATAATTAATCCTGCTAATAAACGCACAAGGAGACGAAGATGAGCGTAATTAAATCAGCAACAAAACATTTTAAAGAAGCACTATCAACAGAAATGAAGTCAGTAGAAGTTCCAGAATGGGAAACTACTCTATATTTCAAACCAGTTAGTAATTTCGCAACAGAACAAAAGATTGTTCAACTTCAATCAGATGGTAAAATAGTGGAAGCACTAGTAGAATCATTGATTGCAAAATCGTGTGACGCAGATGGTAAGCGTGTATTTAAAGGCGCAGACAAGACACAATTGATGAACGAAGTGGATCCAGCAGTTATCATGCGAATCGTAACAGAAATGAACAATTCAGACATGAATGATGAAGACCTGGGAAACTATTAAAAGATAGAGAAATATTCTTTATCTTCCAGATTGCCGAACAAATGAATACTAGTGTTGAATGGGTGATGAATAATGTGTGTTCGCTAGAACTTAGAGGATGGGGCTTTTATCATAAAGAAAAAGCCCTACTTAACAAAAGGAAACAATAATGGCAGAATATGATATTGTTATTAAAGCCGTCGACAACACAAAGAAAACATTGTCAAAGGTCGGTGGTCAATTAGACGGGTTATCAACCAAAGCCGGTGGTCTTACAAAGGTATTAGGAGTCGCAGGTGCGGCTCTTGCTACTTTTGGTGCAGTGTCAAAAATAAGTGACACTATTGACGATTTTGATAAACTTGCTAAACGAGCAAGAAATGTAGGCGTGGTTTCAAAAGCCGCATTTAAAGACTTTCAGATTGCAAACCAACTATTAGAAGAAGGCGGAATCACAGCTAGTGAAGCAGATAGAGCATTTGGCAATCTACAAGGTAGACTTACAAAAGGTATCAATGGTGGTAAAGCATACGCTGGTGTCTTAAAGAAATTAGGATCAAGTATCCTAGACATGAATGGCGATCTAAAGTCAACACCAGAGTTATTTGAAACAGTAGGACAAGCCGTTCAAGATGGAACAATTGATCTTGAAGATGCTCAAAAAATATTGGGCGAACGAGTAGGTCCTAAGATAGTCGGTGTGTTCAATGCAATGAAAGACAGTGGAATGACTGCTGCTGAAGCATTAGCAGATGTTGCGAAACACACAAACATCGTAGAATTAGACGCAGCTAAAAACGCAGAGAAGTTCAATGACACTGTAGGGCGATTAGGGACTGGTCTTGGACAATTGATGACAGATGCGATTACTCCATTACTTCCAATGCTAACTAAACTGACAGACGATTTACTGGCAGCAATGCCAGACATAATAAACGGTGTGAAAAAAGCATTCAACGATATGAAACCAGTATTGGATCTGATTGGAATCGTATTCTCAGAGATTATTATCCCAGTGCTTGGAGTAGCATGGGACCTATTCAAAAAATTACGAGACATAATAAAACCACTTGCAGATATTGTGATCCCAGCTTTGGGTAAAGCAATTAAGAAAGTTACTGGTTTTATAAAGTCTATGGCAGAAAAACTCACTAGTTTGCTGACTGCAATGGGCTTATTAGATGAGAAATTTGAAACAACTACTACTAGCAGTGTAGAAAACGCAAAGTCTATGTCAACCGCCGTAGTCAATGAGTATAAAGACATGGCTGCTGACGCAACCAAAGCTATAGAAAGCATACCCACGATCAATGATGGTGGGTATGCTGCATTGCAGGAGCAGAAAAAGATATGGGCGGCTCAGGATGCAGCCTTG